TAAGCTCTTCTGCCTTTTCCTCTGCATCTTTAGGTAACTTGTCTTGAGTAGCAAAGGCTGCTCTATAAGCGATAATATCACCGTCGATCAGCACTTTGCCAAATGCCATTAGAAGTCACCCCAGACCATACTGCCATCGTCCTTCTCAAACCCTACGGCCTTAACGTAGGTGAAGCCCATAGCTACAGCAAAGTCTGTGAACAGGTTAGCTAACTGATAGATATCTTCAACGTCCTCACGATAGATTGTGATGTTACCGTTGTAACCATCCTCTTCTGCATCAGCAACCGCTTCTAAGTTTACATTCATTAGGCTACCTCAGTCCATGCACCGATGCTGCTAGTTTCTGCAGGTTCATAGGCTACATGATCTGTAACACCGATAGCGTTCATACGAACACCTGAACCATTAGAGTAAACATCAAAGATGACTTTAGCTTTTGTGCCATTACCTAACGGCCCATCATCCTCAAAGCTCCACCACCGTTTATTATCCTCACCTTGTGTAAGGTCAACGACAGCAATAGGCCCACCATAGTTTACCTCAACAGGCTTACCTTTGTTGTCGGTAAAGGTTTTGATGTTGTCAGAAACTGACCGCTTCATCTTCATGTACTTACCGATGCCAAATTCTGCATCACCATCAGCAATACGTTGACTACCCATGGGGCTTGGGTTTAAGCCCTCTGACAATAACTTGTCGATGTCTTCTTCATTAGTGAAGTATGCGTTCATTACATACTGACCACCTTTGTCTGCAATTTGCTTTGCAATCGTATTCCCATTCGGGTCTCCCATATCTGCATTTTCTGGGAATACTTTAGCATATTGTAAGACCATTTCCATTTCATATCGTGCCATATGACATTTCCTTTCGTCGAGTCTGGTAATTATATATAAGTGCTTTTTTCGCAGTTTGTAACACTAAAGTAGAAATTTATTTTCTAATGGATGTCTGCATATGTTCTTCCGAACTGTGCATCTATCCCAAGTGGTACATTTAGTTGGATTTCTTCGTTTACTTGGTCGATTGCCATAGTCATAATATTTTCTTCTTTGTCCTCATTCCCCTCTTCTACTAAAGTTATAATTTCGTCGTGGAACTGACCGATAGTCTTTAGTCCCATACCACGACATCCCTTAACCCAACTGTCGAAACAGAATACACCTGTACCTTGATTTAGTGTACTGAAACGATCCTTGTCAGACCGTAAACTGTACCAGAATTTAGATACAGGATTCTGTACCCAAGCAGAGCCAAATAGTTCACGAACACGTAGACCTTCTGCCACCTTCTGTACTGACCAGTTACGTGACCAAAAGGCATCTAGCAGTGTCTGTGCCTCAGACTTGCTCATACCTGTCTCACGAGCCAGTTTAGCGGCTCCTACACCATACGTAGCACTGTAGTTTACCACCTTGTAGTTCTTACGTAGTGCCTTAAGGCTACGTTCACCTGAATTGTGTTTGTCGATGTCGTCTTGTGTAACAACACCTGCGTGTTTAGCAAGGTCAAGGTGCGGGTCAAACCCATCCTTAGACATTTCAGCGACATAATCAGGGTCTAATGGTTTCATGTAGTGTCTCTTTGTCGTATCCTCTAACGATGTCATATCAGCACCGCACAGAGTGTAACCTTCAGGTGCAGTTAGACACCCTCTGATTTCTTTTCCGTAGGGTTTATCAACCGATGGCAAGTTGACCAATGGTCGGGCGTGACGAAAGCGTAGGGTGTTAGTGAACCCTGCAACAGTTGCTTGCACGTATCCATCGTTCTCTGTTTCGACCATTGATCTAAGAACTCCAATACGATGAGAAAGAACAGAGAGGCCATCAAGCAAACTAATAGCAGGTTCTTGTTCAACCAGTTCACGTACTGAGGGACAGAGTTCTCCGTCTTTCCGTACTTGTTCCAATTTCCGTTCATCACCAGTTACCTTATCCTTTAGGTATTTGAAGGTACGAGGCTTCCACCCCAAAGAAAAAAGCCAATCTTTGACCTGCTCCACACTATTAGGATTTGCTCGTTCTTCTCCTGTTTTGACCACCATAGACAATGTAGAAATCGGTTGGTGTTCTTGCTTGCATAACTGAACCCATTTTTCGCCGTGACTAGAAAGTGTACCGTCTTTTTTGTACATGACTTTCGGTTTTGTCTTGGTAGTAAATAGATTACGTTTTGGCATAGCATCAGCCAAGGCTTCTGTCTTTTCATGCTTTAGGTCTTCCCATTCCTGTAGATGGGCTTTTGCTTTCTCTACATCTAATTTCCATCGTAGGGTCTCCTGTTCTCTTGCACAATCCATCTTGAACATGAGATAGTCAATAAAGCGATCTTTCTCTCCACTGTCCTGATACAGTTTGTTCAGCTTCAAGTCCAAGTCACGGTGTAACCTTGTGTTGATCTTAACGTCCTCATTACAGCGGTGGGCATACTCTTCGGGTGTTAGGGTATTCCAGTCCTTAATAACTGGTTTAGGCACTCCATAGTCCTCTCCGTAGCCCTCAAGCCCATGTCTCATACGATCATGGTTTAGATACCACGACAAAGGTAGAGTGTCGATCAGACGAGACTTTACTTCAATGCCTAACACTTTTTCCACTGCAGGGATGTCAAACCTGATGATGTTGTGACCAATCAGTGTAGGTGCTTCTGTAAAGAAGATACGCATAGCCTCATAATCATGGGTATGATGCACATTTCCATCGTCCCCCATCCAAGATAACACATGAATCTTTGTTAGTTCGTCTAGTAGACCGTCTGTTTCAATATCGAATACTGGCATGTTTACCATTTCCCATTTTTGCTTAAGTTTTCTTTGGCCCATAAAGGTTGAAGATTAGTGTAATGATTCGCCATTTTAAAATCTTCAGGGTTTTGTAAATCGAAACTGCACAAAGGTCTTATATGATCTATGTGCCAACCTTTAGTCCCGTGATTATTCCATGTCATAGGCTCTCCATTTTCAGGGTTAGGGTAGAATTGATTTTCAAGGTGTTTTATGAGTTCTTGTTTGCTACAGCCAACACTTTTAATAACACTACCCACCTTAATTTGATCTTTACGCCTTAAAATACCGTTTAGGTTTGTCCTTAAAGAGTGAGCAACTTTATATTGAGGGTTGTTTTTTAACCTTTCATAAAACTTCTGATTGTGCTTATCTTTGTATTTTTCATAGTGTTTCTTATCCCATTTTGCCTTTCTGTCTTTATTTCTGTTGATATAATCATTCTTCATTTTGTAAGCGCAAGAGAGGCAGTAGGATTTTTTATTGTTGTGAACCCTTCCTACGAAGTCATTAGGAAATAGTGATAAACACTTTATCTTGTTGCATTTCGAACAGCACCTCTTGTTAAAAGAATACAACTTTTTCCTTACGTGATTTTTCATCCACATATCTGGTGAGTTTTTGTACTTTAAGCAGCTTTTACACACACCTCTCCTGTTTCCAGATTTATCAGCAACAGAAAAACAATCAAACCTTTTAGTTAATTTACAATCCTTACACACCCTTTTAATGATTTGACCCCCTATTGTAATATCACCTTTCATTATATAACCTCTCTTAGTGTAAACGTATCATAGTTGAACCGCATCTTACCTGCTGCACCTTCCTCAGATGATGGACGGTTCTTCTCAATCTTGAGATACGTTGTGTTTCGTTCCTGTAGGTCTTCAGCTTCTTTGTCACGGTACAAGTCGATGATAACTGATGCACGTTGACCAATCATCTTACAATACTTGAAGTCACCGTTCTCGTTAGTGTGACCAATGCTTACGATACCTACGTTTAATTCTGCTGCAAGTTTAGACAGGCGCACTGACAAGTCAGCCAACTGTTGCTCTTTGCTTTCCTCAGACGATCCAGAGATTACATCTTGGATAGGCTCAAAGAAGATAAACTTACAACCACATGCCTGACTAAAGAACCTAATTTGGTCAATCAAATCTTCAGCACTAGCACCATCACCCAAGAAGAACTGATAGAAGTTTTCATCCTTAGTGATGTCTTTGATAGCTTGCACTACATCATCACCACGGTTCTTTAGGTCAATCAAATCCCTACGTGTCAGATTGTCGTTCAGGTGGTACGACACAAGACCAAGTAGTGACCTTAGTTTGGTTTCTTCTAGGTGCCATGCAGCAATCGGTATGCCCTTCTGTAGCATGTTGTATTCTAGATACCGCATTAGTTCTGTCTTACCGATACCTGTAGGTGCTTTGAACACTGTAAAGTGTCCCTGCATCAAACCAAGTATCTTGTCATCCAATGCCTGAATACCTGTCTCTACATAGATATGTTCTGGCGTATCGTGGTACAACGACAGAAACTGATCTGCAGTGTTTAGGATATTCTCTGGTGTATACTTCTTAGCGTTCCACCATGCACTCTTGAACTCTGCTTGCGCACCATTCTGTAGAAACTCATTAGCATCCTTGTATTTGTCATGTGGTACACGATAGACCTTGTTAGGGAATAACTTAGCCATACGATCAGCAAGAGAATTACCTGCATCATCTGTATCGACAGACAGGATGATCTTCTCAAACCCATCTAGCCATTCCTTACAGTTCTCCCAGAGCTTCTTAGATGGCGTAGCAGAGGGTAAAGACACGACAGGGTTAGTGTAGCTGCTCTTAAGCATTTGTGCTACTGACAGGGCATCTAGTTCGCCCTCTGTTACCGTTACCATCTTAGACGATCCAGATGTAAACAGGTTCATGCCGAACAGTTCATCACCTTTGAAACCATCTTTAGTGTAAAAGGCTTTCTCGTCTAAACGACGAACTTTAATTCCACCGCTGGGGTATACATACTCTTGGCGGTCAGGGAATGTCTTTACGCCATAATCTTCCATTGTCGTAGCATTGATACCACGCATGGATTGATAACGACCATCATCCTTACTTTCTATCTTCTTTGGTGTATAGTCAATTACTGCCATATCATTCCAATCATTATTCCCACTGGTGGGGTATTTCTCTTTTGCCCAAGCGAAGGTTTCTCTCTTCGATGGGTAGCCTTGGTTGCAAGCGTGGCACTTCCCATAACCATCAGTGTTGTAACTGAAAGCATCAGAAGAGCCACACGACACATAAGGACACGGTTTGTGTGCTAGTTCTGCCATGTGACTCTCCAGTTTGTTTATGACTTACGACGAGATTTGAACAATACGTTCTTATCACCTTCGCTTGTTAAGGTATCAAGTTGCTCACGTTGTCTACGCATAATGTATAATGTCGCATCAGTCATATTATTAACACCACCTTGGAACTTAGCCATGTTCTTTTCAACAAACCGTTCTGCATATTCCATATTACGATCACAGATAGAACCTAGTGCCTCTTGTTCACCAAACTCATTTGTGTATGGTTTATCCGCAATGTTGATAAATGCTTGTCGTGCAACATAATTCTTTGCGTCTTTGATTGAATTGCCGCCACGTTTGATTAACTTCTTTGCGTTACCTACGGATGGTTTCATGTCCAAATCTAGACATTGTTGCTTTGCTGTGTTCCATACTGCTGAAATAGTTGTCATATCGGGTCTCCTAGTTTACAACTTTAAGTTCTGGTTTCTCTGTCAAGAAGTCTTGTAATTCTGGTTCTACAAGGTCTAACACTTCCTTTAACGACAAAAACCATTTTGCATAGTCTCTTGCGATACTTAATCCTACGTCATCTTGATCATACCCTTCCATTATCTTATCCAGAAGCACTTGTGCAGCATCTTCTGTATTTCCATTGTACCGCTTGCCGTACATCTGTGCGATACCTTTAATTGCACCCATAGCCTCTGACACATTGTAGTCTGGTACAGTTGGCATGGATGCCTTACGTTCTTTTACTTTCTCCGCTGCCTGAAACGGCGTTATCTTTCCCTCATCTAAGTCAGTATTTACATCATTAAACTCAGGCAATGTTCTAGCATCATTGTAATTGGCCTTAGTCTCATTTACCTCTGGTGCAGTCATAGGTTTATCTGACGACACAATTTCTTCACGTAATTCCTCTGGGGCAGATAAAAGTGCTTCGTGTGCCTCTCTACTGAAGTTTTTAGCACTGGAGTGCCAATTACTTTTAATGTACCTGTTCAATTTTGAAGCATAAGAGTAAGAAATTGCACAATCACTGGAAAACTTACCGACAAACCCAGCCATCTTGTTGTTTTCTGACAGGTAAATATCAGCAGCCCTATTCATCCATTCTAGTTTACGATGGAAGGCACTGCCCATATCAACATCAGCTTTCTTAAAACCCTCGACGCACTCATGCCAGTTGTAAACGACATCAGCAGATGCCTTAGCCATAAGTTCATCAAAGTATTCGTCATCATCCATACTTATGTTTCCTTCTATAGTAGTAATAGTATACATAAGACTAAAACTTATGTTTTACAAGGGACACTTGCTTATAAGTGCTTTTTGTTGATTTAGTAACATCACAAATTGTTACGGATTTTTTCGAGTGCTGCTTTTTCGTGTCGTGATACCCACATTTTGTTACGACCCATATGAACACCTACATCATCTTGTGTAAGGTCATCCCAGTATCTCATACGAATGATTGCCCACTCTTCTTGTGTTAAGTTACTAACAGCTACAGTTTGAACCCTAGCAAACCATTCTTTCTGTTCGTACAGGTCTTCTGTCGATGGTGCTTGCGACATATATTCCTCATACTCAACAGCATCAGCATACAATGCTTGATGTAAGGCAGTAGCAGTCCAACCATCAACATCATCATCTGCACTCATTGCCTTGGCTTGATGTGACTTAGGCACTTTGACAGGTGATCTAGACAGATTGTAATACTCATTCATCACTGCTTGTGCATGAGAATACAGCAGGTTCTTGTCAGTTTTACCTTCTGCGACCATTTCTAACACTTTTACGACACCTTCAGACACTAGGTCGTCATACTCTTGTGGATCGTTATATTTCCTCGCTAGGGATCGACACATTTTCATAATATTATCGTTATCCATCGTCATTCTCCACGCAAACTAATTGCATTTGTTCTTTTATCTGCTCTTCATACAATTCAAAACCATAGAAGCAATCATACATAGATTCGTATTCTTCTATAATTTCCACTGAGGGGACACCTTGGTACGCCCAGACTACAACTAATAACCAATTCATTCGTCTTGATCCATCAGTGCTGCCCAAGATACAGGATACAGCTTCAGCATTTCACCATAGATCACAGAGGCTACAATGCGTGTCTCTGCTTGTGTATCCTTGGCACAACGTAACTTACACATGTCTGCCCATGCATCTAGACTTCCAGACCAATACCATGAAGTCATCATGTTCTGTGGTAAGATGGATCGTGCCTGTTCTGGTGAAACACCTTCTTTAATCATCATTTCATATGTCGTCAGTGCATTACGTAAGGTAGCATGGAACATCATCTCAGCCTCTTGGCTAATTTCCATCGGCCCCCCTGAACCCTGCTTAGAGTTTTCAGGTTTCTCACGCCAGTATGGTTCATAGAACTGTGGTTCATGTGTTTTGTATCTACGGCTCACTTCGTTGATTCTCAGAAATTTATGCTTAACAAGTTGTCGTGCTACAAACACAGGTGCGTCAACTTTAAACGTGGCGAAAGCGTGTCCAAATGGGGACGTATGCTTGTGCTTGGCTAGGTAGTTGATTAGACGGATGTCCTTAGTACTGAGGGTACGATGTTCCCCTGAGTGTATCTGACCTACCCAATCTGAGCTGCTGTTATAGGATACTCGTGCGCTGTTGACCACTGTAAGGTCATCACCCATGCTATCCACTAGCTGCACATTGATTTCACCCTTTTTCATTAGGCTGTTCTCCTTTGTGTTTACGTTTTCTGTCAGGGACAGGTTTCTTTTTGTCGGGTACTACCCTTGGTTTGTACTTAGGGTGTCTAAGTGCTTTTGCAATAGGGTTTGGTCTTTTTATTTCCATTCCTTTCTCACTTTCCAGTAAACCCAACACTCTGAGCAATGGTCTTTACCTATGAGCAGGTCGATTAACCACACTAGGTTAGGTCTCTTGTCCTTTTTCCACTGCCAGTTACGAGCAGAGAACGTCTGGTTATTACTGCCCCCTAGTATTACGTTCAACAACACAGATAGGGCAGTGATTAGTCTAAAACAATATCTCGTTATTTTCATCGTATGGACTCCTGTAGTAGCCTTTAGCCATGCACTCTTTGCGTGGGTCTATGATTTCTTCTAGGTCATCTAATTCCGTTGTGGGGATCAACCCCATCATCATTAGTTCATTTTCCATCTGGGGCGGTATAGAATACGTGTGATCCATATTTCCCTGTCTCCTTAAAGTGTTTAGCCCAATAGGGTTTGACGTAGTTTGCATGATAGTGTGTAGCACCAGATGTAATGTCAGGTACAGTACCATTCAAGACATCATACGCAACTAATGTTGCCAATGCCCATGCACGAGGTTCTGTTGGTTTATCAGATTTTCCATCGCAGTACCATGAGAACTGGCATTTGTGTTTACCCTTTTCGTATCCCTGCTTAACGACATCACAGACATTGTTGGGGTATCTATCGGACATTACACGGTTCATTACCACATGGGCTACTGCATATTGTCCGATAGTATGGTCACTACGTGCCTCGTGATACACATTCATCGCAAGGCACATGAGAACACTGGTCATCATTGGGTGATACCTACCACTCGTGATGGATCGAAAGAACGCCACTGGTCTGTATCAAGATCGTGAACGACAATCACTGATGGTTCACCGAACTTTGGTTTCTCTGGGCGTGGCATGACTGCGTTCATAGACCGCCATGATTCGTCCTTCTTAAGAAATGTTACACGGAATGGGTTGTCGAACCCGATTTTCTCTAGTGTTTCTAGTACGTTACGCTTTGACTTG